TTATATTGGCGCCGCTTGTCCCGACTAGGCATGTATACTGCCGTTGTGTCAAGCGGTATTTTTGGCGGAATCCCTAGACTTGCGTCGTTTGCATAGCGGATACGCTATTGCGTGTGCCGATTGTGTGCGCTTGCGTGCGTCACGAGCCGCGTACAGCCTCGCCAGCGCCAATCGGCTTGTCTCGTGTGCGGTTGGGCCAACCACTGGCCAGACTGCCATCAGCGGCCCGGAAAAACGGTTTACCGGTCACGTCTGGCACGCGGCAGGATGGGTCCGCTCACCACCCCAATTTGACACGCAACTTTTGCACTATGGCAAGCAGTCCCGCGGCCATCCGGGCTGACCATGGTGTGTGCCAACTCGCAACCCTCGATTGCAGCCACCACAGCCACGCGCCAGCGGCTCGACCGCCGGGCGGGTAGGGGAGCAGCCGAACCCCCTGCGCGCGGGCACTGGCGACCCCTCCAGGCTGCCGTGCGGGGGGTGTCCAGCCCGGCCGGCTGGCCATCGCCAAGGCCACGCCACCCGCCATCGGCCAAAATGCCATCGGTGTTACAATGAATGGCGCATCGCGTGAGCGCGGGCATCCGGAATTTGGCAGTTTCCGTTAGAATTTGGCGGTTATCCGCCATCGTTGCAGATTTTAGTATGTTAGGACACCCCGTTTGGGTCCTTTGCCTAACGAACGTTCGTAAGGCGGGGGCGCTGAGCCCTTTTCAATTTTGCCACGCCGACCCCTTAAGGCCCGTAACAATCGGCATTCCGGAACGATACGACTTTAATCACCTACGGTGCAGGTAGGGAATTTCCGATTTCGTCGAGTTGCTCAGCCACGGCGAGGTCGATTTCGAAATTCGCCGGAGTTCGGGCGGGCCACGGTTAGCTCAGCCACGTTAGAAATCCCAGGGGCTCACGGGATCACGGGCTCGACGACAGATCCCCACACGCAAGAATTTTTTCTCTAACGTTGCACAACGACAACACTAACTACGTTTTTTCTCGCCTGCATAGGTTGGAAATTATAAACCCTTGGGCCCCAAAACGGTAACACCCAGAACTTTGAATGAGTTAACGGCCGTTTTGCCAGGGCTCAATGGGGGGCTCATTAGGGGGATCAGTCCCCAATGAGCCCCGGAGAGGGTACAGCTAGGTCGCGATGAAGCGGATCTGCGCTCGCAGCGCGGTGTCACTCGTCGGCCAGCGCAGTGGCTGGCGCGAATAGAAAATATGGTACACGTCGTCTAACTTGACGCGACAGAGACGTTGGAAGCCTTCAGCAGCCATGAGACTCGCGACGCTTACCCCGTTCAGCGTCGGCAACCCGCTCGTGGCCCGCTCGAACTGCCACTCCGTCACGTCGAACAGCAGCCCTGTCTGACTAGGAGTGGCCTCCCCTTGCCATGCGTCGCGGAGATCCTGGTGCTCGTCGGATAGCCCCTCCTCGGCCGCTTGCTCGTGGGTGGCGGACCAGGGAGCCCTCGAATTGGGGTTGAACTCAGCAACCGGCTGCTGGTCGTACAGCCAGTCACGCAAGGCGTCGGAATGATCCTCTAGCGCAACGAACAAGGTCGAGTAGTACCCGGGGTTGGCCTCGACGTGAGCCTTGACCTCGTCGTAGGTTTTTAGTTGCGTCGACGCCATGAAGTACCGGCTATCATTGTCACTGATGGGCAAAGCATCCCGGAAATTGGTAAACATAAGGTAAGAAGATGTGTTGACAACGTTGTAAGTGTCCACATGCATACGGCGTATAGGTATGTTCCGGTCTGTCAGTAGTGGCTTTATTTTGTTGATAACGTCGAATCTGTTGTGTCCTTGCAGCTTAAGTTCTTCGACTATGACCAGCAAGTGGCCTTCGGCCCACCCGTTGAACTTGTCTTCCAAGGTGGCTGGAGTGATCTTGATGACGTTCGGTTCGCCAAGCGCTGCCATCATCAACTGCCCGATGAAGCTTTTACCCACACCTTCGGGGCCGTGGACGATGATGCCCCAGCTTGGCCTCGACTTGGTACGCAGTACGTAGGACAACCACGACAGTAGGAGCCCACGCTCCCTGTCATCGGGGATCAAAAAGCGGAAGTGGTCTTCGACCACACGGATCGCCTCGACCTCTTCTGCGCGCGGCGTGTGGCCCACCCGCCGGCCAGGCAGAGTGGACGGCCGAAATGAATTGACGTACGGGATCCCGTCCTTCGTGAACAGGAGCGGGGCGTTGGGCAGGTACATCTTATTATGGACCTGTGGGATCATGTACCGGGTGATCGCGACATCCGATGGTCTGTTGGCTGGCATGGTTTTCCCTTCCGCTTTCTGCTTGGGAGTTAAGAGGTGCCGATTATTCAGGCGGTCGAATTCAGCCGGCGGTAGTTCCTGCCCGGTGGTCGATCTGAAGTAGGTATCAGGCAGTTCCAGGTGTGCGAAGTGCGCCAGCCACGCCGGCACGTTGGTGTCCTTCGACGGCTTGTGGCGCACGGCCTGCTTGGCGTCGGGCCGGCTCACCTTCTCACCTGTGATCCTGAGATAGTGGACTTGGAATCCGATCGCAGCCCTTGACCTGTCGATGTGGTCGAGATCCATCTCCGAGATTTCCTCGGCTTTAGCCATCAGTTCGGCCACTGTCGCGGCTGAGCCAAGGAACCCGTCTAGATCGGACATGACGGCTTGCTGCTTGGCCTGCCGGAAAGGCTTAGCCAGCCCAAGCACGAACCTGAAGGTGACCGGGTTGTGTTTCCCGGCGTGATCGCAGCTAGCCCAGGTCTTGTCGTACTCGCTCCGCACGTGTTTGGGTGATTTTTCGCTCCATTCCAGTGCAAGCAGCCGGCCTCCCTCACTGCCGTCGCTCTCGTGCCAGCAGCCTTGGCACACCTTGAGCCAGTCGTCGTAGTCCTCGTCGATGTTCGGGATGAGGGCCAGCGTCGCGGCCATCTCTTCGATTGTGACGTGACATTTGGTGACAAATCCACCGATCTCATCCGGGTCGGCAACACCTGTCGTCACGGCAGATGAGTTGCTTGCACCACGTACAAGCGCCCACGCCGGTAGCTCGGGGAGCGGGTGCCCGTCAAAAGGACTCCCGCCCGTTTGCCAGTGATACCGTTTCCCATTCGGGTGAATGGATGGAGCGGCCACAATGTAGCCATTCCATTTTAAGTCTAAACCTTTGGTGTTCAGCACCTTTCCCGGCGGCGCCCGTAGTCCGACCGGAGCCACGAATAGGCGATGGGCGCCGTCACTGCCGGTTATTTGCACACACTTAGATGTGATGGGACCGTGGTCACGTTCGAGCTCTTTTAACTTAACGAATCCGTCATTTTTGGGGTCGATATCAACTGCGATTAGGCCCGCCGCTTTCAGGTAGATTCCGATGTTGGCGTTAGGGTGTTGACCCCAAAAATTCGTGATCCATACAGCGTCTGTGGTGGCTGAGTGGTGCCCCCCTTCCTTCCCTAACGCCCGGTGAGGCGCCTTGCAGTCGAACCCTATTCCATATTCGTTTAGTGGGAATACCGGCCAGCCAATGCCGGCATAGCGAAGCGCAGCTCGCAGCAGTCTGCCCGGCTTGTTCATGGTTAACCCTGTGTTCTATCGACATAATCGCTGTGTGCCAAAGTGCACCAAATGTGAGTAATCACCGGTCTCTCGACTTACGCGGTGCAGGCGTTTGACACTCACCGGATCGCCGGATAAGAGTCAAGCCGGTTACAGACAGGGGATTAGAATGAGCCTAGAAGATAAGCTCGACCAGAACACGCTCGCCGTGAAAGAACTCACGACCGCGTTACTGGGGAAGAAGCCCGCCACTACTGGTGGTGTACCTGCCGCTACTGCCACACCACCCAAGGCGGCGGCAACTACAGTTCGGAAATCGAACGCAACCCTTGAGATCGTGACAAATGCGGTCGTCAGGGTGAGAGAGGAAATGGGCGAGGCGGAAGCGAAACGGATCATCAGGGAGGTCGGCGGCGCCGAAAAGCTGAAGGACATCCCGTCCCCGAAATGGGACGCGGTGATCGCTGCCGCAGAGGCCGCGCTGGCGGCGGCTGCATCTGCCCCGCCCGTTGAAGACGATGATCTCTAGCAGCCTCAGTAGGTGTAGCACCTGCGGCAGTCCTCAGCCAGCGATTGTGCTGTCGGAGACGTCCCTCCAGGCCTCTATCGAGTACCAGCCTCGTGAACGTTGACGTCTCAGCCGCAGAGGCGAACGGGCACAGTTTATATGGTGCAAGCAAGTCGCATCGGTATCTGGTGTGTCCTGGAAGCCTGTGGGCAGAGCTAGCGTGGCCGGACACTGCGGGATTCGAGGCGGCGCAAGGCACGGTTTTCCACCGTATCGCGGCCGAATTCCTCGAGGCGGGCGTCCGGCCGCGCCTCGACGGCGGCCCGCAGACGGTGATCGAGAACGGCTTTTCGATCACCGTGGATGAGAAGATGATCGCGTATGCTGTTGAATATTTTGACTGGTGTATCGAGGAACCGGGCCAACACTACGTCGAAAAGCGTGTTGACTATTCCGACTTGACGCCAATACCAAACCAAGGAGGCACGTGTGACTTTGCCGCCTGCTCGATGGGGCTCCTTGTCCTCAAGGACGCCAAATATGGTGTCGGAGTGCAAGTATTCGCAGAGCGAAATTCTCAACTGATGCTGTACGCCTATGGGGCGTTCCGGGCCTACGACTGGCTCTACGATTTCCATACCTTTCGACTATGCATTTGCCAGCCCCGTCTCGGGCACTTCGACACGTGGGAGTGCTCGAGGGCTGAACTGCTCGAGTTTGCCGCGTCCGCGAAGGAGCGCATGGCGGCGTGCTGGCAGGAGGACGCGCCACGCGTGCCTGGTGTCAGCCAATGCCGGTTCTGCCGCGACGTCGGCTGTGTCGCGCGGATCGCCGTGCAGGATCACCTGATCGACCAGACGTTCGGCGATGAGACGATCACGCCGGCAGAGAGTAACAGAGCGTTAGTTCGATTAGAGGCCGGCGAGACGCCTCACCTGCCGAAGATCGTGGCGAAATCCTTGGAGACGAGACATCTGGCAAGGATTCTCGATTTCCGGAAGGTCTATGAGAAGGCTTTCGCCGATATCGCGATTGAGCTGGAGCGGCGCCTCACTAACGGTGAGGTGGTAACAGACTGGATTGGCGAACGATGGATGATAGCCGTTGGCCGATCATCCAGATCCGTGGCTGACGTCGATGAGGTGATTTCTCTCCTTGGAATCATCGGTGTCGACGAGGACGATCTCTACGAGAGGAAGTTCCTCTCGCCTGCAAAACTAGAGGAGAAAATGGTCCAAACCGGGCTGCGAAAGAGCGCGGCCGCGAAGATCCTGGCACCCTACATCAAGATTACGCCGGGCCGACCCACGCTAAAGCAGGACAAACCGGGCGCGGAAGAAGCACCCGACGACCTTGACATGTTCGAAAATCAGGAAAACCAGTGACATGCCCGCAGAGCGAACGATCGTATCGAAGTCCAGTGACGGTTTCGCCGTGTATTATTCCGATGGAACACTCTACCTTCGGAGCATTACGGCCAGCTTTCCCTTCGTGACTAAGGCCAGACCGGGCCAGCTCGACAAGAAGACTGGCCAGATGTCGAGCCCAAGCTTCCAGTGCATTGGCATTCTGCCGATTGCCACGCACGCCGCCGCTATCCGCTTCATCCGTGACGACATCATTGTCGGAATACTGAAGGAGCACAATAAAGGCGAAGGGATAAAGGCCGATCGTAAGTTCATCCGCAAAGGAGAGGATGAAGAAAAGGCTGAATACAAAGGCGCGTGGATCGTGTCTGCCCGTGAGCAGGAATCGCATCCGCCGAAAGCCTTGCGCCCCAACAAGACGCCACTCAAGCACGGCGAGGTGGTCGAGATAGCCGGCGGCGGCAAAGTACGGCTCGAGGGCGGTTGCAAGATCAACATGTTAATCCGGCCCTGGTGGCAGAATTCGGAGAGTTACGGCAAGCGGGTGAACGCCGGCTTGTCTGCCGTCCAGCTACTGCCACAAGTCTACGTGCCGTTCGCCGACAGCACTGTCTCCGATGAGGCTATACAGGATACCTTCGAAGACTTGGAAGGCGAAGGTGGTGGTTGGGAGGCCGACATTGGCGACTTGTGAGCTCGACTACGAGACGGCCAGCGACGTCAACCTGTTGACGGCAGGCCTCGACCGCTATTCGGCTGATCCGTCCACGAGGGTGCTCATGGCCGCCTACGCGTTCGACGGCGGGAAAGTCGAGCATTGGCAGGCGCGCGACGGCCCCATGCCTGTTGAGCTCGTGGAGGCGCTAGAAGACCCCGACGTCATCAAGATGGCCTTCAACGCCCAATTTGAGCGGGTGACGACGAACCGCGTGGCTGGGATTCCTTCGCCCGTCAGGGGCTGGCGGTGCACGATGGTCAATTCTTATCTGATGAGCTTCAGCGGCGGCCTGGACGCCGTCGGCTCAGCGATGGGAATCCCGGCCGACAAGACGAAGGATAAGGAGGGCAAGAGGCTCATCCGGCAGTTCTCCATGCCGCAGAAGCCAACAAAAGCCAACCCGCACGTCTGGCGCGACTGGACGACAGATCCCGAAGACTGGGAAACGTTCTGTCAATACAACATTCAGGACGTCATTGCTGAGAGGGCGATCAGGATTCGACTGGCCCCCTACCCTGTCCCAGAACGCGAACTTGTCGAAGTCTACGAGATGGATCAAACGATCAATGACAGGGGTAAGCCGGTTGACCTAACGTTCGTTCGTAACGCTATTACAATGTCGGCGCGCCGGAAGGCTGAGCTGACGGAGCAGATGTCGGAACTGACCGGCTTGGTGAATCCCGGATCGGTCCAGCAGCTTCTGCCGTGGCTGCAAGAGCGAGGATACCGGTTTGGCGATTTGAGGAAGGATACAGTCACCAAGGAGCTCGCCGAAGGCACTCTCACTGATGAGTGCAAAGCGGTTCTTCGGCTGCGGCAGTGGCAAGCCCGCACGTCGGTGAAGAAATATGACGCGATTCTCGCGTCCGTCGGCGCCGACAGCCGGATGCGATTCCTCTTCCAGATGGCTGGCGCCGGCCGCACGGGTCGCTGGGCTGGCAGAAAAGTCCAAACACAGAACCTGTCCGGGCGGCCGGCTGGCTTCGACAACGACGCGCTCCTGGACGAATTAACGCGCATCGTCCGGGTTGGTGACTATGAAGCGCTCAAGCTCTTCATGATGGAGCCCATGGCTGGCCTTGTCGGGACTGTTCGAAGCGCCTTCCGGGTCGAGGACGGCCTGGAATTCGTGGTCGCCGACCTGAAATCGATTGAATCCGCCGTCATAGCGTGGCTGGCCAACTGTCCGCGTTTGCTGGAGATCTTCAGGAGCGGCAAGGATCCTTACATGGATTTTGCCAGTGTCTTCTTCCGGGTGCTTTACGAAGCAGTCGAAAAGTGGATGCGGAAGTTCTGCAAACCGCCGACGCTCGGCTGCGGGTTTCGTCTAGGTGGCGGAGAGTCGAAACTGGATAAGCGTACCGGCTTGTGGGGCTACGCGGAAGCAATGGGGGTCAACATGACTAGAGAGGACGCGCACAAGGCCGTCAAGCTCTGGCGGGAGACTTATCCCGAAATCCCCGCCATGTGGGTCGCTCAAGAACGCGCAATACTCCAGTGCATGCGGACAGGTGAGCCCGTGCAGTGTGGTCATCTTCGCTTCGAGCGGCGTAAGCCGTTTCTTTTGATGTGGCTCCCGACGGGTCGCCCGATATTCTATTACGAACCACAGATGCAGAAACGGATTATCTCGACTGGCCGTCTCGTGCGCAAGATGACCGCGGCCGGCGTCTATTACGACGAGGTAGAAACATACGAGAAGTATGTCCTCACGCACATGGGCTTAGATGCAAAACATCGCTGGGTGAGGATAGACAGTCATGGCGGCAAAACGACAGAGAATGCCGTACAAGCTGCTGCTCGGGATGTGCTTGTTTCCGGTATGCTGCGTGCTCATAATGATTCGTTTTATCTTGTCGGACACGTACACGACGAAGCCATTACTACTCATAGACGAGGCGGAAACTACTTCACCTTGGAGCGTCTTATCAACCACCTCTCGGCCCCGGTGCAAGGTATGCCGGGGTTGCCGCTGGGCGCCGCCGGCTGGACGGGATCGTATTACCGCAAGGACTGACGTTATGCTATCACACCCTTACGTCGTTACGTATGTACATGAGCAGGATGGTTTCCGGACGCGGATCGAGGTGGGCTGGGACAGTCGGGAGCAAGCTCGTGCGCATCAAAAAACGCTCATCGAAATCGGCCAGTTCACGGAAATCCGCCTTACGGAAGGCCGCCAGTATTGCCTCGACTTGGATGGTCATTCCGCCGGGCTCGACGAACCCGTCGTGGCGCTGCACGATGAACACTAACCGCACGCTCGACAGTATGGTGGCTGAAATAGCCGAACGTGGCTGGTCGATCAACAATCTGTTTCAGCTACAGGACGGGATGTGGCGCGCGAACCTGCGGGTGACAACTGAGGATCGCGATCAGGTCCGAACGATCTTTCATGAGTTTGCCGACGCGAATACTGCACAGGACGCACTGGCGGCCGCCCTATTCAATATGATGTCGCGCGCGCTCGGCAAGCACAGCAGTGCCGGGATCGCGTCCGTGAGTTACACGCCGGCCGCACAGCGTGCGCTCGTGGAGCTGGAGCACGCGCGGGTCGATCTCACGACAGCCCTGGAGGCATATTGTGGACGATGAAGAGGGGATGACCACACTGGTCGAGGGTATTGTGGACGATGAAGAGGGGATGACCGCACTGGTCGAGGGGTTCGCTGATGACATCTCCCAGATGACGCCGCCGGCCCTTCTGTTTCTGATGACATTGGGCAGGTTCCTCGCGCGGATCGCGGAAGCAAACGAGCGTAACCGGCGGGCGCGCGGACATCTGACACTCGCGCTCGAGAGATTTGACCGTGGCTAGGTCCTACGGTTTTCAGCCGCGCCTGGGCGCGCCCACGCGCGAGACTGTGTACCAGTCTTTCGCGAGTGTGATTCCATTCAGCCCTGCGCGGCACATGCTGCGCGAGATCTTGGTCGAAGCGCACTTCGAGGACGCGGTTTTGACGACAAAAATCGTGGAAAACATGGTCGCGAGGGATGAGCTCGCGGTGGCACTGTACCAAGTGTACAAGTGTAAGGGTGTTAAGATTTCCGAGCGGGAGATTCCATTTTGAACTGGGAGGAACGGATCGAGGCCTACCGGGCCCAGTCGAAATTCCCGGTCGCCATGGCGATGGGTGAGGACGGCGTCGTGTTCGGCGTGTGGGTCATGGGCAACTCATACAAAGTTGCTTCGGGCCTGTACGGCGGCTATCCGCCGACCTATTTGCGCCGGATCAAAGCCCTGTTTCCGGAAAAGACCAATGTCCTGCACGTGTTTAGCGGACAGGTCGATCTGGTCGAGATGCCCGGAGACACTGTCGATGCCGACATAGATAACTGGCCGACCTTTCTCGACGACGCGCAGACGCTCGCCAAAGTGCCGCTCCAGCACTACGATCTTATCCTCTGCGATCCACCGTATTCTGTCGAAGACGCAGAGCACTACGGTCCGGCGATGATCTCCCGGTCGAAGGTGTTCCGGGCTCTGTCCCGCTGCTTGCCTGGGACGCATGTCGTCTGGCTTGACCAAGTATTACCGATGTATAAGAAAGATACGTGGGATATCGAATGCCGTATTGGCGTAGTCAAAAGCACCAACCATAGGTTTCGTTTCGTGACAGTGTTTCGCCGCAAATGAGACCCGTTCAAATCGACTATCGGTTGCGGGCAGCGATCGCTTGCCGGGTCGTCGTTGACCAGGCTGGCGTGGTGGTCATGGCACGACGGCGGCTGGCCCAGGAACTGGAGCATCTGGAACGGCTGGCCAAGCAAGCCGACGCGGCGGCAGCCGAGGTGACGGCAATCGATTTGTTAGTCGAGGGCGAAGATGCAGTATCTGCTGATTGACATCGTTTGTGGCTTAGTCGCATTCGCAAGCGCTTACATCGGCGCGACCATCGGATACCGGATGGCGATGCGCCGGGTCGAGCGTGCCGTCAGAACGCGCAAGACAGTGGCTGACCTCGTCGATCACCTGACCCGTGAAATGCGGCAGAATGAACAAGCGTAACCCGAGACCGCGCGAGGCCCACGACTTCTACCGCACGCCGTCGGACTGTGTTCGCAGTTTGTTGTCCGTCGAGCAGTTCGAGGGGCCGATCTGGGAGCCGGCGTGTGGCGACGGGGCAATCTCCAGAGTCCTTCTGGCTGATGGCCACCGGGTCGTCTCGACCGACCTCATCGACCGTGGCTACGGCGAGCATGGCGTCGACTTCCTGGCCAGCACCAGCCTGCGCGCGCCGACCATCGTGACCAACCCGCCGTTTTTGCACGCAGACGAATTCGTCCACCACGCGATCAGGCTGGGCGCGGTCAAGACCGCGATGCTTCTCCGGCTGGGGTTTCTCAGCGGCGAGAAGCGCCGGCTCAGCCTGTGGGAGAAGATCCCTATCTCGAAGGTATGGATCTTCTCCCACAGGCCGACGCTGTGGGACGGGTCCGACGATAAGCCGGACGGCGGTCGCGGCTGCATCGACTACGCCTGGTTTGTGTGGGACGGCAGACGGCCGCCAGAGCCTCCAGGATGGCTGGGGAAGGCCTCGCTGCCGGCAGGCCTCCAGGACGCCTACGTGAGGGCTGACACCGCGCAGCAGCGGCTGGCGCGCGCATTACAGGGGATATCGCTATGAGCGACGACGCGACGGCTGAGGTTGGCAAGTGGGAGGGGATGTCGAGCACGCCCTACCAGGACAGCGGCGGCGTTTGGACCATCGGCAAGGGGTCTACCCGCGACTGGCGCGCCACACCGCCCACGCCCGTCGGGCCCGGCACGGCGCCCGTCACCGAGGCGGTCGCCGACCACTTCGTCGCCTGCGAGCTCGCGGAGTGTGCGCGCACCATCGAGCAGGACGTCCGCGTGCCTCTGACCCGTGGCTGGCTGGCCGCGCTCGAGGACTTCGTTTACAACGTTGGCAGTGGTAACCTGAAACGGTCAACCCTTCTGGCGCTGCTAAACGCGGGCGACTACAAGGGCGCTCAGGACCAGCTCGTGTTGTGGGACCGGGCCGGCGGCGTGACCGTGCGGGGGCTGCTCAACCGCCGGTTGGACGAGGTCGCCATGATCCAGAACAGCCCGCCTGGCGCCGTACCGATCGAGCGCACGACATGAGCACCATGGAGCGGCCGATGCCGGAGGGCGAGGAGCCCACGTTTGTCCTGCGTGCCAGCGACCCAAGCGCGCCGAACCTGGTGCGGGACTGGGCCCGGGCGCGACACGACAGCGTCTACCTTGGCCGGCAGATCCCCGGGCCACAGCGTGAGGGGCCCGGGCAGCCCGGCGAGCGGGACCAGATCTCCGAAGCATTCGAGATCGCCGACCGGATGGACGCGTGGCGGCGCGCGCGGCTCGGCGTGCACTCTTGACCGAAATTGGCGTGCAAGCCCCTGGCTTTAGCCATGGGGTAAACGCCTCTTGCTTGCTATAGGGAACCGTGCCATATACCGTTTATGTCGGACTTCAGATCGAACCGGAACGTGCTCTTTTCGTGCAAATACCATGTGGTGTTTTGTCCGAAATACAGACGTTCCGTGCTGGTACCCCTGATAAATGAACGACTGAAAGAGATAGTTCGGCAAGTGTGCGACGAGACGAAATCGGGCCTTATCGAGATGGAAGTGATGCCGGATCACGTGCATCTGCTGCTTGATTGCGATCCCCAGTTCGGGATTCACCGTTTGGTGCGCGGGATTAAAGGCCGTAGCTCGAATGTCCTGCGTCGGGAATTCCAGACCTTGCGGTCTCGCATCCCAACGCTTTGGACAAATAGTTATTTTGTCTCGACGGTTGGTGGAGCGCCGCTATCCGTGATCAAACAGTACATCGTAAACCAGAAGAACGTTTGATGCCGCGCGGAACACCCTCCTTCATAGCTGAATTTCCGCTACAAACCACAGCGGCGGACGAGGCCATCTTGCCGATCAGGCTGGATGCGGCGCGCAACGTATATAACGCCAGCCTCGGGGAATCGCTGCGGCGCTTGGGTCTGATGCGTGAAAGCTTGGATTGGCAACGTGCTCGAGCCATGCCGAAAACCCTGGGGAAGAACGCCGAAGGCAAACCGATACCCAACAAAGAACGGTCGGACCTGTTCAAAGCCACACAAGTCCGCTTCGAGTTTTCCTCCGTGTCGATCCAGAAGTTCGCCGAGACTTGCAGGGATGCCTGCTGGATCGGTGCGCATCTTGGTAGCCACGACACGCAAACCACCAGTCTGCGAGCTTTCAAGGCGGTGCAGCAATACGCCTTCGGCAAGCGCGGCCGCCCTCGCTTCAAAGGCTTCCGACGTCTCCATAGCGTCGAAGGTAAAAGCGATGCGGTGATTAGGTATCGCGCCGAGCCGATTCCGGTCGTGCACTGGGCGGGGTTGGTGCTGCCGCTCATGCTGGACCCTAAGGACAAGCGCGGATGGCAAGCCGAAGCTCTGTCTCGGCGCACGAAATACGTCCGTGTTCTTCGGCGCGAGATCAACGGCCGTGATCGCTGGTTCTGCCAGTTGGTGCAGGAAGGTGAGGCGCCGCGGACGCGAAAAACTGTTGCAGGTGAGGTCGGGCTCGACATCGGACCGTCGACAATCGCCAGCGTATCGGCAGACAACGCCACGCTGGAAGGCTTCTGCCCGACAGTCATCGAGCCCTGGAAGGCCAGTCGGCGTGTGCTGCGGGCCTTGGATCGGTCTCGCCGCGCTACTAACCCAAAGAATTTCGATGCCAAGGGGCGTGTCCACAAAGGCACCAAGACGTGGAACCGCTCAAACCGCTATCGTATCCTCGCCGCCAAGCGGCGGGAACGTGATCGGCGACTGGCATCCGAACGCAAGCGGTCGCACGGCGAACTCGCCAACCGCTTGCTCGGCCAAGGAACAACCATCAAAACGGAGAAACTCAGCTACAAGTCTTTCCAGAAGAATTTCGGTCGCAGCGTCAAGGTGCGCGCGCCGGGAATGTTTGTCTCGACACTTCGGCGCAAGGCGGAAGGCGCTGGCGGCGGAATGATCGAGATCAAAACCCGGCACACACGACTGAGTCAGTTCGATCACACCACCGGAAACTATATGAAGAAGCCGCTGTCACAGCGGATTCATGTTTTTGGTGATGGTAAGACCGAATCGGTTCAGCGTGATCTCTACAGCGCGTTCCTCGCCACCTGTTGCGATACGGATAGCCTCGATATCTGTCGGGTTATAGAAGCCTGGCCGGCTGCGGAACCGCTGCTGAGACGAGCGATGTCGAGTGCGCTACAACCCGCAAGCGGGAAGGGCTCTGCCCAACCCCACGTTCCGTGCGTCAGAGTGGGTCGCTCGTCGAAGGGGGATGGCCGTCCAGCCGAGGCTGGGGATGTTGTAGCTCCTGCGAAAGCAGATCAAGCGAGAGCCCCGGAGAGGCACGACATTTGCACCCCTAGAACCCCCTGGCTTTAGCCATGGGGAGGTTCAGAGCCAACGGCGATCCGGTTTTGCTCGCCCCCGATTTGTGGGGGTACGAAAACGTGCGGGGGTAATCCGACAGTGATTAGAAAGTTTTGCTCGCCCCCGATTTGTGGGGGTTCGAAAACTGCGAAGGATGGACCTGGCAAAGCCACCGCGTTTTGCTCGCCCCCGATTTGTGGGGGTCCGGAAACGACCGGGAGGAAGTGGCCCTGCGTTCGGCGGTTTTGCCCGCCCCTGATTTGTGGGGGTACGAAAAACACCACTGCTCCTGGCACTCGCTTTCGTTAGACTCGCCCCCTGATCTGTGGGGTACGGAAACTGATTTGTGGGGGTCCGGAAAAAAAACCAGCGCCGATGCCGTCGTCGCGGCAAAACTCGCCCCCCGATGTGTGGGGGTTCTCGTGCTCGAATCGAAGATCGAAGCTGACGCCTGCCGGCAGGCGAAGAAGAAGGGCTGGCGGTCAATCAAAATGGCCGCCAGCTCGTTCTCGCAGAACCCCAACGGGCTTCCCGACCGCCTGTTCTGGAAGTCTATTCAGGGCATATTCACCATCCGCTGGGTCGAATTCAAGGCGCCAGGCGGCGTCCTATCCCCACAACAACGTCTGCGGATCCGCGAACTCCGCGATGCTGGTGCGATAGTGGCTGTATGCTACTCGGCTGACGCTGCCCTCGACTTCCTGTCCGCTGCTGAGCCGGGTGCCAACTGGTACGACGCTGCCTGGGATTTGTAGATCGGGGGCTTGGCGAATCCCCGAATGTCTGCAACGGTGTGCGTGAAACAAGAAGTTGGGTCGCAGCCCTGCAAGGCCGCGACCCGGATAGTCCTGACACAAGAAGCGGCTGCACCAACAGCCTTCACCATTCTGGTCAAACGGCGGCCGAAGGCAAGAGACAAAACGGCGCCGCAAGGGATTTTCCGGGTCTAGGTGGTTTGCAGCGGACGCGGCCCTCACCAGAGGGGACCAAAATGCGTCTTGGCCGCGAATCGCTACGCCAGCTACAGGCCGCCGTCGCCGCTTTCGTCGGTGTCAAACGCCGATCTGAAGACGGACGTATGATACCCGCGATGACCCGACAGCGGATCGTGGTTGTGCAATGGGTCATACAGCAGGTCGGGTGGTCAGGGCGCGAGGTGCTGAGCCACGCCGAGATTGCCGCTGCCTGTGACACGACGATAGACACTGTTGGGGCCGCGCTGCACGACGCGCGCGACAAGGGGTGGCTGGAGTGGCAGCAGCAGTTCATCACGGGTCCGGATGGCCGCCGCCGCAACCTGCCTAACCGATATTCCCTGAAAAAACCGGACCCGGAAGTCCCCTCAGGACTTACTTCAAAGGTAGAATCAAGCCTTTCTTCCTTGTCCGCGAGCCGGAAACGTGAGGCCGAGGCACGCGCCAGAAGGAAGAAAGATGCTAACGAGGAGGTGGAGTGGAAGTTCACGGCCGAACAACTGGCAGAAGCAGCCGCGGCGGCAGCCGCGACTCGCGTCTGGTGGTCTGAAAATCGCGTGGGAGCAGGCTGATGGTCGACGAGATCGAGCACAAACACCGTGCTCAGATGAACGCATTGGCCGAGGCGGTCGACCGGACTTTGAACGGCGACGTCCGGGGCAAGCGGCGAGCGGTGGGATTCGTGCTTCTGGTTTTCCCGTACTCCAAGAAAGGCCGTTGCAACTACATCAGCAATGGCGCCGAACGTGCTGATATGATTGCAATGTTCAAGGAACTGATCGCGCGCTTCGAGGGCCAGCCGGAGGGCCAAAGCGGGACTGCATGAGGTCGCTCGACGACCTGCACGGCTACCAATGGCAGGCTATCGAGCACGCCTACCGCGTGCCGAAGTGCGCTTGGTGGCTGGACATGGGGTTGGGGAAGACGATCTCCGCGCTGACCCTGATCGCTTTGCTGCTGGCCGAAGGCAAGGTGCGCCGCTGCCTGGTCGTCGCGCCGTTGAAGGTGGCGATCACCACCTGGCCTGACGAGATCGCGGCTTGGGAGCACACCGCCGGCCTGGACTACGTGCTGCTCCGGCCGACGGGCGACGAGCCTGAGATCGCCGAGGCGTACGACCTGAGCCGTCAGACGGCCTCGTCGCTTGGCCTGTCCGCCGCGCGGGCAACCGGGATAGGCAAGCGGGCGATCACGCTGGCTGAGGACCGCGTGCGGCGCCGGCTGGTTCGGAGCGCCGCCAGACTCCACGTCGTCAATCGCGAGAGGCTACCGTGGCTGGTCGAGTACTGTGGCCGGCACTGGCCGTACGACATGATAGTCTTTGACGAATCCTCAGGGCTGCGGGACCACAAGTCCGGGCGTTTTAAGGCGCTAAACCGTGTCCGATCGAAGATCACGAGGTTCCTGGAGCTGACCGGAACGCCGGCTCCTGAGGGCTATATCGACCTGTTCCCGCAGATCTTCCTGCTAGACGGCGGCGAGTGCCTGGGTCGGAACATCACGTCTTACCGGGAGCGGTATTTCGACTACAACCAGTACACTCGCCGGTACAAACCTAAGCCTAGTTCCGCCGACGAGATTGTCCGGCGGATTGCTCCCTTGATCACCGCCATGCGGGCCGAGGACTATCTGGACGTGCTGCAACCCGTCTATACGACGGTGCGTGTGGCCATGACCAAGGCCGAACTGCGGCAGTACCAGAAGTTTGAGGAGGACCTGGTCCTCCGGCTGCCCGAGGAGGTCATCGAGGCTGAGACGGCGTCCGCGCTCGCCCAGAAGCTGCTCCAGTTCGCCTCCGGGGCAGTGTACGGCCCCGACCGCGCCTATCATACGGTGCACGACCACAAGATCGAGGCGCTGCGCGAGGTGGTTGAGGCCACACAGGGCCAGCCGATCATCGTGGCCTACTGGTTCCAGAGCAGCCTGGCGCGCCTCCAGCGGGCATTCCCCAGCGCGCGCAAGATGGACCGTGAAGGACACCTCCAGAGTTCCTGGAACCGCGGCACGGTGCCGATCATGCTGCTGCACCCTGCCTCTGGTGGGCACGGCTTAAATCTCCAGCAAGGTGGTCACTATCTCGTCTTTTTCGATACACCTTATAGCAATGAATTATATGTGCAAACCGTCAAACGAATTGCTAGACAAGGGCAGACACGGGTGCCGTTTATTTATCATCTCGCAACCAACGACACGCTCGACAGTGACATCGTGCCCCGTCTGATTGCCAAGGAAGAAGTACACTCCTACATTTACAGCCGTTTACGGAGACGGTTTTATGGGGCCAGCCAAAAACTCACCGCGTGATCGGCCGCTGGACAACGCCCTCTATCAGGGTGTGACGGCGCGCGAGTTAGCGTTGCTATTCAAAATGAAGCCAGACACGGTGAAGACGCGGTTAGGCGGCCTCAAGGCGAGTGGCGAACGCTTCGGCTATCCGTTGTATCACATCAAGGATGCAGCCCCATTCCTTGTGCCGATCCCGGCCGATGTCATATCGGCTGTTATGAAGATTAACCATAAGTCGTTACCCCCCAGTTTACAGCGCGAGTACTGGTACGGCCAGAACGCCCGTCTAAAGTTCGAGACGGACAAAGGAAATCTCTGGAAGACGCAAGACGTGGTCATGTTCTTCGCCGACGCGTTCTCGGATGTGCGTATGGGGATACTGCTTCTGCTTGACCGCGTAGAGCGCGAGACTGCCTTCACAGATCGCCAGCGCGAGGCTTTGCAATCGATTATTGACGGAACGCTGGAGGATATTCGTGGCCGCATTGAAAATACCTTCCAAGCCCGCCGGGATCAGCCGGCCGGCCGCCCTGGACCCGACGAAGCCGCCGACGATGAGCCCGGACCCGTCTACAGAGAACCCAGCCTCGACGAGCGCGCAGCCGGCCTATAGTCACCTTGCCGACCTCGTCCTCGATCTGTCCGGTATTTTCCGGCCGCCCGAACGGATCACGGTAAGCGGCGCCGCCGAAAAATACCGCCACCTCAACACGCCTGGCGCGTACGTCGGCCCGTGGCGGAACACCGAAGTCCCCTACTTGGTCGAGCCGATGGACACGCTGACGGCGCGCGATCACAGTGCGCTGATCTTTGCCGGGCCAAGTCAGGCGGGAAAAACAGACGGCCTCATCCTGAACTGGCTGCTCTATGACCTCGTGGTTGACCCGCTCGATATGCTGATCTTCTGCCCGACGATGACGGCGACGGGCGACTTCAGTAACCGGCGTGTCGACAGGCTGCACCGCTACACACCTGAAGTTAAAGCAGCTTTGCTCCCAGACCGTGACGCCGACAACAAGTTCGAGAAACGTTACAAGTCCGGCGTCATCATCAGCCTGGGATGGCCGTCCGTCTCCCAGTTCGCCGGCCGACCGGTAGGCCGGATTGCACTAACCGACCTCGACCGCATGCCAGATGACATCGACGGCGACGGCTCTCCTTTCGACTTGGCTGCGAAACGCTCTACGACGTTCGGCTCGTTTGCGATGACGTTGGCAGAAAGCAGCCCCAGCCGGCCAATCACCAACCCACAGTGGATAGCCGCCTCCCCACATCAGGCCCCGCCGACGACCGGTATCCTTGCCCTGTACAACCGTGGAGACCGCCGCCGGCTCTACTGGCCTTGCCTGTCATGCGGCTATCACTGGGAGGGCAACTTCCGCCACCTGAAGTGGACGACCCCGGCGGACGTCGTCATGCCGTGCCCGGCGTGCGGCCACGAGCACTCACCGGACGACCGGCGCGAGATGTTGCTGCGCAGCCGCTGGCTGAAAGACGGCGAACACTATGCCGACGACAACGAGACAGTGGTTGGGACGCCCGCTCATAATCCCATCGCATCGTTTTGGCTGAATGGCGTGGCTGCGGCGTTCGTGACCTGGACCCGTCTTGTTGCGGCTTTCGTCCGAGCCACAAACGAAAATGATAACACCGGTTCAGATTCGGCGCTGCAAGTATTTTATAATAACGAACTGGGCGAGCCGTATGCACCGTCGAAGCTCGGACAGGAACGGCTGCCAGAAGTCCTGAAAGCGCGCGCTGAACACTGGCCGGAGAGGACTGTTCCCGTAAACACACGCTTTTTGATTGCGACGATTGACGTGCAGCAGAATATGTTTGTTGTGCAAGTGTATGGAATACTACCTGGCACACCTTTCGACATGGTCGTGATCGACCGCTTCGACTTGCGCAAGTCTGACCGTGAGGACGAGGACGGCGAGCGATTGTGGCTGAAGCCAGCGGCTTACCTGAGTGACTGGGACGTCATTATCGAGGGCGTGATAAAAAAGTCCTATCCGCTCAATGACGACAGCGGCCGGCACATGCTCATCCGCGCCGTCGGATGCGATTCGGGCGGTAAAGAAGGGGTAACGACTAACGCTTACCAGTTCTGGCGCCGTCTGCGCGAAGAGGGCTTAAGTGGCCGTTTTCATTTGATAAAAGGCGCAAGTGCACCCGGCGATCCACGGGCCCGCATCACCTTTCCTGACGCGTCCCGACGCGACAAGTTCGCGGGCGCCCGTGGCGACGTCCCGGTGCTGTTGCTCAACGCTAACCTGCTCAAGGACACGCTTGCCGGCCGGCTCGACTGTATGGTTCCGGGGCAGGGCATGTTCCGATTCCCGGATTGGCTTTCCCCGCAATTCTTTGCGGAAATGACGGCGGAAACTCGGACCGCGAAAGGCTGGGAGAGCGCCGTGCGTCGCCGGAACGAGGCATGGGACCTGTCGTACTACGCACTCGGGCTCTGTATCAGCAGTTATGTCAGTGTCGAGCGAATAGACTGGGACCACCCACCAGGTTGGGCATCGACGTGGGACAAGAACGACCTGATAATACAACGGCCGGATTCGGAAACTGTTGTAGGTTTTCCCGTACCATCATACGACCTCACGAATCTCGGTCGGCTGTTAGGAGGCCGGGCGTAATGTGGGTACATCATGTCAGGCGCGGTATTTGTTCCAACGACGACTGCGGCCAAACTTGCTGACGCGCAAACCAAGTATCATGCGCTCATAACCGGCCAACTTCCGTCGGTTTTCGTCGATCAGTCAGGCGAGAGCGTCCGTTTCACCGCTGCCGACCCCGCCGGGTTATATGCCTATGTGCAAATGCTCAGCGCGCAACTGGTGGCTGAGAACCAAGGCATTGGCCTTTCGGCGCGCCGGCTGCGGCCGCTTGGCTTCACTTTCCGGTGAGCGAGAATGGCATAATCGTTGGCGTCGGGAGTTCGCCGGGCATCATCGGCGGCGGGATTGAGGGTGCTCAGCTCAACACCCGCGAGACGGTCAACTGGTGGCCGTCCTTCCGTTCGCCAGACCAAACGATCAATATTGTTAAACCTACTGCCGATGCCCGTGGTAGAGAGTCTGCCTGGAACGACGGCTACGCCCTCAATGCTGTACAAATTCATAAAGACAGCATTATCGGCAACCAGTATCGGTTGTCATCGCATCCCAACTTCGATGCGATCGGACTGACGGCGGCGTGGGCCGACGAGTTCCAAACCGTGGTTGAGGACCTGTTTACTCTGGCCGCCGAATCCAACGATTGCTGGTTGGACGCCGGCCGCGTTAACACGTTCACTGGAATGCTGAGACTGGCCGTCGCCAGCCACGTTCTGACCGGCGAGGTCCTGTGCGCCGTCGAGTGGATCCGCGAGTCGAATCGGCCGTTCCGGACTGCCGTTCAGCTTCTGTCGCCCGACCGCCTGTCGAACCCAGGCCGTACCCCCGACACACTGACCATGCGCCGTGGTGTTGAGAAGGATAGCTGGGGCAAACCAATAGCTTACCACATCCAGGAGGGGTATCCGACCGAGGCTTATCTTGGGCAGCAGGTCTGGACTTGGGACCGCGTGCCGGCGAGAACGCCGTGGGGCAGACGGCAGATGCTGCACGTGATCGAGCAACTGCTGCCTGACCAGTCGCGCGGCGTCAGCGACATGGTATCCGTCTTGTCGCAGATGCGGATGACCAAGAACTATCAGACGATCACTTTGCAGAATGCAGTAATCAACGCCTCATATGCGGCGGCAATCGAATCAGAACTGCCGGGTGAAGTAATAAGCGCCATGATGGGGCAGGGGTCGATGCAAACCGACCGTGATCCCTACACCGGAATGCTTGGCGGATACTTGGATGGGCTCGCCAAATACTTGGCCGGCGCCAATAACATCCGTGTCGATGGTGCGGTTATACCACATCTGTATCCCGGCACGAAG